TTCGGCAACAGGACCTATAATCAAGTTTAGCATTTCCACCTCTTTCGTGCTTGACGAAGACGACTGTTTGGATTTTTTGCAGCTTTAGGAAACTTCTTCATCTGTCCTGCTGAACGAGCACAGAAAGACTTACGCCGCTTCGCGTCTTTGCTTCCGGGTTTTACTTTGCCTGTTACGGCAGTCTTTAATTTGGAACCGGGGTTGGCTTTGCGATAAGCCTTAACCCCAGCTTCAGTCATTCCCGCCCCCTTCTTAGTAGGACGAAAGTTCTTCTTATTACGAGCAGGCATCTTGTCGGCTTTACGAGCCATTTTACTTTTTCCTAGCTGTCTGTGCCGCACGACGGAAGTTGGATTTACTTGGCGCACCCTTACTTCCGGGCTTACGCATAGTCTCCCCACTGCCAGCCTTTATCCTGCGTTTCTTGGCTGCTATGTTGGCATACAATCCGGGTCTAGCCATAAGATTACGCCTTTACTAGCTTGTAACCTTTTGCTTTAGCCGCAGCACGAACTTGTGCTAGAGACATAGCAGGTTTTTTAGCTGGCTTCTTCTTTCCACCAGCAGCACCACCCTTTGCCATGCCTTTAGATTTCATCATCTTACCGCCACGTGCCATGCCTTTAGATTTCATCATCTTACCGCCACGTGCCATGCCTTTACTCTTCATCATCTTCTTCATTTGTATTCTCCATATAGAGGTTGTTAAATACCCGTGCCGTATCACTTACGTAGTTCGGGTCTTGTTTAGAATGATGGACCCACTGACTAGGAGTAAAGTCCGGGGCACCTTCGCCCGTTACAAACCAAGCCGGATTAGTTACCCGTACTCTGTTGTTTGGAAGTGCAACTATGTTGCCTGTCCACTCTCCAGCATCTAAGAGTTCCAAAACATGACTCTGTTTATGCTGTGCTGGGTCGTCTGCTACTTCAGTGTCGGTGTAATCGACAGTAAAGTAATATTTTGCGGGGTAAAACTCCCCATCTATTTTAGCCAACCACGGACAAGGTGTACCTCTGTTGAGTACGAACACCGAATGATGGTGTGATTGACAGTCCCATGGCTGTGCTAGATAGGTAGGAATAGGTTCGGGCCATTCATCTAGAGGAGAGTCACCTACTAAGGCTGTAAGGGGCATACGTGCCCACATCGCTCCGCCATGTACATTTTCATCTTCTTCGCACCCTGTGAACAAGACTTGAAAAGAAAGGGTACGCATAGGAAGCGTGGTAACACCAATTACCATAGCATGTAGAAATTCGCCGTGGTATCTATCATGGTTAGTTGTGTATTCTTTTCGTACCCACGCTTTAAAATACGGTATATTGCTTGTAATATAATTCATCAGGAATACTCCAGTTAGGGTTTACCCCGGCAGGGGATTCCTGCTTATATCATGTATTGTGCAGTATGTCAAGGGGGCACGAGGCCCCCCCAACTAAAGTGTTTAGGCGAACGTTGCCGCCGTCTCTGCAGTGCCAAGTTCTGCAATCACTGCGAACACACGTACCTTACCGTCGAAAGTTGCCGTGTTGGCAATCAGATCGATAGTGTCGGCAACGGTGTACAGCTTTGCAGTACCTGCTGCGTTGTTGATCTCGTGACCAGTAGCAGTACCGGACAGAGCAGCAACGTACAGATCATCATCAGTGTCATCACCCAAGTCAAGAACTGGTGAACCAGTTGATGCTACGGTGAGGACTTCCACACCTGCCATCAGAACAAGGGTGTTGGCTTTCATTTCGAAAACCTCAACCGAATCTGAAGTGGTCAGGTTAGTGGTTGAGAAGTCAAGAACGACTTCGATGATTTGTGGCTTGATGCCAAGAGGGACACCAGCAACAGCACCAGTAATAGTGTAAGTAGCCATTATTGAATCTCCCTATTAGTCGAGGCTAACAACGCCGCGAACGATGGCTTCTGGACGGAGAACTTTCCGACCAAAGACATGCAGACCACGAACGATGTCACTGAAGGTTTCAGTTGAACGTACAACTTCGGTCTTCGCAATATGCGAAGCAGTTGCAGTTGCGGACATGTGACCGCCAAGAATGACGTTCTCAGTGCCGTTTGTTGCCAAGCCTGTCAGAGTTACTTGGTCAATGCCGCCGTTGGAAACGAGAGCAGTTGACTTGTAGCACTGGAAGCCAGCAATGTTACCCAGCGACACAAGGCCGTTACGCAGTGGGGAAGTTGCATCGCCAGTTACCTGAACTTCTGCAAACTTCGCACCAGCCGAGAACAGGTGCTTGTAGAAAGCTGGGGGAGCAACGAACCAACGATTCTCTTCTGGAACCGACTCGTTGTCGAGGGCTTCAGCCATTGCCAACATGGTGTTGATGGCAGTGTCGCCCGGAGTGGTTGCGCCACCAATGTCGAGGGCAGAAGCGAGAGTACCGATACCAGAAATGGTACGGGTAGCAGCACCGGACTCACCAGTGAGGCCAGCTTCAGTTGCCATCGCATCAAGGACGTTTGCGTCATACTTACGCTTCAGCGAGAATGCACCCGAAGAAGTGGCCAGAGCCTCGAAGTTGACGTGTGACTGACGCTCTTCGATGTCGTCAATCTTGAACGCAAATGCGTTTGCTTGATCGACAACCATAGTGGTTTGGTCGTCGGCAAGGTCTTGTGGGTTTACCACCGAGCCACGGGAGTAGCTAGAAACGGTGATTGTCGGTTCTTTAATAATGCGAACCGTGTCGCCAAAGTTCTCAATCTCGCCTGCATAATCAGTATTGGTAATATCTTCCGCAACCGAAGCGCGACGGAAGAATTTGAGAACCTTTTGACTAAAGATTTCCGGTGTAAAGTTACCGGAAGGCAGGTTATTGTAACCTGATGCGCTATCAAAAGCCATTGGTTTATCCTTCCTTAGAGGTTAGGTTATGAGTTGTAATCGATTCGGCCTTCTGCCCGTGCCTCTTCTAGTTCTGTTTCGAACTTCTCGAATTGCCACGGTTTCATCCTGCCGATTTCAGAAACCTTCCAAACTTTCTTACCATCAGTAGCGTTAGTCTTCACGTCCCTCGTAGGTGTTTTCGTGATAGCCTCTGCTGCGGATGCCTTTTTGGATTGCTTCTTAGTTGAGCCAGTGTCAGCCTTGTAAAGGTCAACTACTCGTGCCGCCCAACGTGCATCTGTGTTGTTCTTATAAATGCCGTCAGAAATTGAAGCAGGTTGTTCTTCCAGCCAGTCAAGAAACTTTTGTTCAGATTTAAGTTCGTTAAAATCAGGTTGTAGTCTAAGCAATTCTTCGTACGCTTTTTGCTTTTCCAACTCTTTTTCACGTTCTTTAATCTGTTCTAGTTCTTCACGAAGCTGTGAAACTTGTGCTTCGGTTTGAACTGAAGAAACACTTTGCACCATTTCAAAGACATCTGGGTATCGCTGTTTGAACTCTTCAAGTTCTTCTTGCGTTTGTGGTGCCCGAACACCCTCTGGCATCTCAACAGCCCTGCTCTTTACGGCAGTTCTGAGGTCTTCAACTTCTTTCTTGAACTCGTTGACCTTGCTGTCATAGTGTCGTTTCAGATCATCATAGCGTTTTTTGTAGTCGTGTTCGTCTTCTTTTTGTTTTGTGTCTTGGACGAAGCTGTCATCATTCGGAGTAGCCTCTTCTGAGGGGTCCGCTGCTTCCACACCTTCTTCGGTGTTTTCATCTTCATCTACATAGACTTCATCACGGTACTTACCACGATACAAAGTTTCGCTATTGATTGTTCCAAACGAATCGTTTGGTTTGTTGGCACGGTGGCCCTTTGGTTTAGCCATTTTATTTACCTCACTTGCGGGGCCACTTAGGCGTGTGGGTAGCCGCTCCGGTTACGTCAGGGCCGTTTAACGGGTAGCTGACAAATTCTTAGGTTTGGGTACGGGCATTTCCATGTTTTTATCTTCGTACTTTTCGTACCAGTCTAGAGCCTTTTTTGCTCTGTTATGCTCCGGGTTACCCTTTCTTGTTCTAGATAGCACTCCCTGTTTGATTGCAGGTTTTAAATCCTGTGCTTTGTCAAAAATTTTCCTGAAAGTTTCGTATCGTCCTAACGCACCTAAATGGTATATTGAGTATAGAACTGCTTTTTTGCCATCGTCGTATACTTGATCGTATTCAGGAAAGTTTTTTCTAAACCTTTCATATTTTGCACGAAATACAAGTTTATTTAAATCGTCTTTTTCGGACTCTGTTACTGATAATGGTTCATACTTTAAAACTTCTCTAGCTTCGTCACCTGTTTTCTCTACGTACGGAGCAAGTTTAGATATGAGATCAGTATCAATACTCATCCTTTCAAGACCCTCAATTTTATGCTGTCCTAAATCAAATCCTAATCCAATCGTAACGCCGCTAATATCAGAGCCTTCAGGGACATAGCCTTCCGATTTGTTACCTTCTAAAAGGTCGAGAAGTTCAAAAGCGGTAGCTTCAAACTTGGTAAGAGGCGGAAGAGGTTGGGATGGCTTATCCCTAACAGGGGGAGGTTGAGACGCTTTTGATTTAGAAGAAGTAGATTTAGAGGGTTTTTTTTTATCTACAAAACCTTTAATAAATTCAGGATGAGTTTCGGGGGTAAGAACCTCTGTTTTATCTTCTTCTTCTTTAGGTGGTCCAAACAAGAATTGCAAAAGACCACCTTCAGCAGCACCTGTAGGTTCTTGACCGTTTTCTTTGATACGTTTTTTGGTCTCACGCTTGCCTCTATTGTTTATTTTTTCGAGGCGGTCATAGCCGATAATTTTAGCTATGTGGGGAGCAACTAC